TTTGTAAGAGTATCCGTAGATGTTCTTGCAACAAGTGTATCAGCACCAGATGGAATAGTTACAGTTCCACCATTTGTAATTGATGATATGGTTGGTGCGGTTATAGTTTTATTAGTAAGAGTGTCAGTCGTTGCTCTTCCTACAATCGTATCAGTTCCAGTTGGAAATGTAAGATTTGATAATGCAGAACCGTTACCAAGTTTGGTATAGATTTCTACAAAGTTGTCATTAATCTTGTCTCCACCAGTTCTGAGGTCATCACCAGTACCGTCATTAGCGGAAGAACCAAGACCAAGTGCTTGATATGCCATTTTATTTTTCTCCTGTTAGAATCTTTCTTCTATTATTTATAAGGGTGTTTACCCTATGTCAAAAGTTTTGTTACTATTATCGAATTTGAAACTAAGTGAATCAAACCTCTCAAACAATGGTATATTAAAAGATTTATCAAACTTATTTATACCGCTGTCAAAGGATGTACTCGTATCACTGAAGTCAACATTATAAAGACCACCGACATCTCTTGGAACTGCATCTCCACCAGAACCATCAAACTTGACAGATGAACTATCAAACTTAATTCCAGTATCACTCATTAGTGTAGTCAATACAGTTTCATCGAATGTTTCCGTAGTTGTATCAAATCTGATAAAGTTATTATCAAATGCATTTATTCTTGCACCACCAGATATCTTGATTTCGCCAGGCGGTGGAACATTAATTCGTGTTGTGTATGCAGCTTGTGGAATTGTCACATCGTTACCATCAAATGCAACAGTATTAGAATCAAATTGAGTAACACTACTATCAAATGTTTCTGCTGTCTCTAATGGAGTTGATACTTGATTAATTCTAAACTGACCGAATTGTTCAATATTAAAATACGCTCTATCATTGTTACCACTTCTTGCTTTTCTTCTAAAGTCTGGATAGTTTGGTAACTCTGAATCTGTCAACATTGGTTCAACTGCGAAAGCATACTTTGCAAGGTTCTCAAGAGTTGACCCTATACCAAAGTTTTCAGTCGCACGAATAACACCAACGTGAATTGTATTAATTCTTGAAAGAGTAAGGTCACGTTCAGTATTTGAAAGAATTGCATCAGAACCAACCGAAGGAGTTGCACGAACCGAAGTTCCATCATCCACCGTACCAAGTCTTCTTCCGAAGATAGTAGTAAATGCAGTAGTAAGAAGTGATGCAAGTTCTGGTGTGAATGAACCTTCTGGTACACTAAGGTCACCAGCAGTAAACGCATTAACACCAGCAGTCACAGATGTGACAATTGAAACCTCACCAAAGACAGCCCAACCAGCAGGATGGACAGTTCTCTTGATTGCGTTTCTCCATGTATTAATTGATTCTCCAACCTTGACCACATATGAATAATCTTGGTAATAATTGGAGTCTTGAATTCTCATAACATCAGATGAAATCTTACCACGTTCTGTTAAGAACTCACCACTTGTTGTTGCAATAGTTCCAACAGTAGGAGTAATAGTTGCAGAGTCAACTTGTACAATAGTTGCACTTGCACCAGATGTGGCAATAGAATTTCCATTAGATAAATTTGTAGTTGTGTTTATAGAGAGCAATTGTCTTGCACTATCAAATGCAGTAACCGTACCTGTATGTGAAGTTAACGCATCACCAATAGAAAATGTTCCAGAAATATCTTTAATAACAGCGTGTCTGAATGCACTAAAGGTTGGTGCTGAAGAATAATTGAAACCAAAGTTTGTTATTTCAATATCTTTAATAGAACCAACACCGCTATTTGAAACTGGTAAAACTTTACCACCAGTACCAGAAGATGTGCTAATACTTGAAACAGTTGGAAGTTTTGTATAACCAAACCCACCATTGATTAATCGAATGTCTGTGATAGACCCACGTTCATTAACATTACTGCCTGGAGCATTACCAAAGGTTGCATCCTCAAGAACTATCTTAGTTCCATGATAAGTGTCATTCATGAAAGACTGAGTTCCCTCTTCTAGAGAGATGTGGTCAGTCAGTGCCATTCCGTATTCAGCAACGTCACCTGTTTCTGGCGATACTGCACCACCAACAACTTTAACTTCAGCAGAAATACCAACACCATCTGTACCAGTATTACTAAAGTTAATTGCGTCACCAATTGCATAATTTGAACCAGCGTCATCAATTTCAATACTTGTAACCGTACCAGAACCAACCGTGTTGATTATTGCAGATGCAGTTTGAGAACCAGCAGTTGCAATATTAACCTGTTGTCCAGTAGTATAGTATTGTCCTTCATCTGTTCCAGAGATATCTGCATCTACAATAACAGAAAGAATTGATAAAGAAACGTCTTGGTCAGATACATTTGAAATACCTTGAATAGTTTCACCAGCAACAAATGTTCCTGTTTGTGTGTCTATGTCAATCTCAATTTCAACAATGTCAGTGAACGCTTCACGAATACCAATTGTTGATACAGGGATTGCAGTTGCACCAGAAGTAACACCAGTAATTGTTTGACCAATTAACTCTTCTGCATTACCAGCAGTTTCGGTACAACGCATAATCCGTCTGGTTGTCCAAATACCATCAGACGCTCTAAGCATCTGTTCGTTTGGATATGAGATTGTTGCATCATCATTGAAGAGAAGCCTAAAGAATAACTCATGACCTTTTCTTGTACCTTTTGATACATACAGGTCACGAATATTCTTTGTAAGTTTTCTTTTGTCAACACCACTTGCTAAGTTGTCAACCATACCATCTAGGAACGCATCTCTAAAGTTATCAAGGAATTGGAAGATAGTTGAGTCTACGTTTGCGAATTCAAGAAGTTGTTGAATATTTTGTACAGGGTTTGCTTTGTAGGTTTGAATTGTTCCAGATGAATTTGAAACTGAACCGTTAACAGTCTCGCCTAAAATAAATTGATTTTGAGATGAGATGAATAATCTTTTATTGTTATCTACGTCATCAACAAGAACTGTTGCGGTTGCACCAGAAGTTAATCCAGTGATAGTTTCTCCAACAGTAAACTTTGCATCCGAATCTTCAAGAACAACATTGTCTTCATTTTCATCTAAAACAAAGTTAGTTGAAGTTGTTTCTTGAACAAGATAATTATTTACTTCACTAAATGTAACTTCAGCACTTTCAAGAAACTGATAGTACGTTCTAATAAACTGAGAAAATACTGGATGGTCTGACTGAATAAATTCAGGCAGTTGCGTTCTAATTAAAGGTGATAACTTATTTGTTAGCGTATTGTCATCATACGACATTATTAGTATCCACTAGAAGTTGAAGCAGATGTAGATTCATATGATGTTGTTGTTGTGTAACCAACACCAGCAGATGCACCACCACCAGCAATTGTATCCTCATTTGAAGTAACAGTTGTGTTTGTAAAGTCAATTTGTAAAATTTGATTTCGTACCGCAACAACGTCAGTTGAATTTGGTGTAACAACAACTCTAACCTTAGATGAAGACGCACCGTCAATGTTAGAGACAGATGTGATATTAAATGCAGTCAATATAATTTTGCCAGTGTTGTAATCAATTGTACCAGCAGTTTCATCTTTGTATGTAATGGTTGTTCCATCTGTATAGTAGAACATTCTAACTATACCGTTACCATCATCATTAATGAACATCTCATTAGAGTCTCCAGAGATTTTAAATCCTGTTGATGAAACTACACCACCAGCAGAACTCATATGTCCAGTGTGTGGATTATATACTGCATTGTTAAATTCAAGTTCATACTTTGTATTTGTATTTAAGATTGGCGTAAAGGACTGACCAAGTTTTACTGTGGTGATATTAGACAAAATAGATTCATCCGTATCATCAATCAAACCTGTAAGTTGTGAGTGTCTAAAGACACCATCAAACTTTTGCAAATTATTTGTATCATAGTTTTGTAATGTTGTTGTAACATTACTTACCAAAGTTTCAGCAGTCTTTGTTGTATTCTTTTTATTATATTTAAATGTTACTCCAAGTCGAACAGAAGTTGTAATGGGGTCAACGATAACAGGTGTCACGGATGCGATAGTATATTCGCTCTTTAAGTCTTTTACTATTTGTTCTTTTGCAGAAGCAGTGATAGAACCAGATGTTGGAACGATTGAAATATATGAACGTCCGTATACAGGAGTTGAGTTATCTTCTCCACCCCATACTTGCACAGACTTTGTATTTGCATACACCTTTGGAATAATTGTTTTGTAATCTTCTGGGGTAACCGCACGACCTTGTGCTGCGTAATCAAGAGGAGCATTCAATTTAATAGACTGAATAGATTCTCTTTCCGCACCACCAGATGCAACGGATACTGTTGCTGTAGTAATATCAGTAACACCAGATATTGCAGCAGTAGTTGAAAAATTCTTTGCACCATTTGATGCGGTCTTATTCGTTACAAGATATTCCATAACCACAACATTGTTATCAGACAATGCACGACCAACAATACCGTCACCAAAATAAATTTCAAATTGACCATCATCACACTCCTG